TGATAAAAGAAGTGAAACTATAAACAAAGTAGCAGAACATAGAACGAAAGATTATATTTCTCACTTAACAGAAGAATATTTGAAAATTTATAAACAAGAACGGATAAAGTGTTTTACCAAAGATATATTTAGCACAGAAGAAGAATTAGCAGAACAACAAAAACCTATACACATACCAATACACCCTGATGATGTTCCAGAAGGATTTAAAGTAGAGAATGCGATTAATGTTGAATGATTCCAGCACCATAAACAACTTCATTCACCTTAGCACCTAAATCCGTGATAGAATTACTAATTTTTCTTAGTGTATCATTACCCTCAAATAACGATGATACATCTTGTTTAATCCAAGCAATATCATCACTATTTCCAATACCATTACTTTCTAAGAATGCTTTTACAAAATCTTGACAATTATTATCTTTTGATGAATAAGTTAAAAATTTACCCCCCATTAATTCTCGTTGTTTTTCAACAGCAATATTCATCGTTAAACCATCTGGAATATTACGAATATTTATAAATTCTGTTCCTTTTCTTTTTATTGAATTAAAAGCATTCATAGCGACAACTTCTTCTTTTTCATAAGTAAATTTATGTTTTGTAGTTGTAATACCTAAGAACAAGTGAAATAATTTTTCATACGGAGTTTGATTTAATTTTTCTTGAAAAGTAAAACCTGACGCAAGTTCTAAGGCAGTCATAATAGGAGTTCCCAGAGGTTTTCTTCCAACAACAATACTAACAATAGGTTCATTACCATATTTTCTTAGTTGATTACGAACCGCAGGAGGTAAATCATCACGCCCATATATAAGAGTATTAATATATTCAATTCTATTTTTAAAAAATCCCTCACCTGTTATTTGGTGTAATAATCTAACCTGTGCTTCTGCTTTTTTTTTCGTAGTTCCCTTAGCGTGAGTATATCCAGTCTTTGAATTAATAACACTAAATTTGGAACCTCTTTTTACAATTTCAAAAGGCATTATCTTACTATATAATATGTTAAGTGAAATTTTTTATAGTAATCTAACAACAATTTGTAGTGGTATTGTATTAGCAATAATAGCAGTTTTATATAAAAGTAAGTGTAAAAAGTGTAATTTATGTTTTGGAGCAATACAATTTGAAAGGGATATAGAAGCAGAGGAACATATTGACGAACATAATCCTGTTATAACTGATTAAACAGAACCTTGTTGGAACCAACCATTAGTATTACTATTAAGAATTGTTGGAAGACAATAAAAAGTATGAGATAAAATAGCAGTAGTATTTGTTGTATATATAGTATGTGTTGATACTCCTGTTGCTGTTGTAATACTATCATATATATTTGCGACAGCACCCGTAGTTGCGAGTGATACATTAGAACCAGAAACTGAATTAATTCCTACAACTCTAAAACATACTTTGGCACCAATATTATTAGTAGTAATTGTAGGTAAAGTAATAACAATAGGTGTAGAGGCAGTTGTTGAAGGTGTAATATAATATATTTCACTTAAAGGAAAAGATAAAGTTGATGATTGCGTAATAGCAATTGGTTTTCCTAAAATATATCTTGATGGTAATACTACACTTTCCGCAGAAGTCCCGAGAACAATTTGATTACTTGCTGTAATTGTAGAATTATAACCAATACAAGTTGATTGATTATAAGTATTAGTAGAAGTGTCAATTCCTGTAAAATATCCAAGAAAAGTATTATTAGCACCATTCGTAAAATTATTACCTGAACCTGCTCCAATAGCAGTATTTTGACTATTATTTCCAGGTGTAGCATTAGTAGTAAGCACTCCTAACGCTCCTGAGCCAATAGCAGTATTTGAAAAACTTGTAGCATTAGTAGGACAAGCACCCGCACCAAAACAAGTATTTTGGTAGCCAGTTGTTATTGATGAAAGACAACTATTACCAAAAGCGGTATTATTAGTCCCATTAGGGGCAGTTCCTGATAAAACAGGTATTACGCTTGTAATAATACTATTTCCATTACTATTTGTTAAAACCATAGGAACCGCTGAAACACAAGAAATTCTATTAGGAACAATAATGGTTTCCGCAGAAGTTCCAAGAACTACTTGATTATTTGCTGTAATTGTAGAATTATAACCAATACAAGTTGATTGACTAAAACTAACTCCACCATTAGAACTACTACCAATACAAGTATTTTGATTACCCGTTGTTATTGTTGAGCCCGCAGATATACCTATACAGACATTATTATATCCTGTAGAAATAGCGAGACCAGCACCTCTACCAAATAAAGAATTACCGCTTGCCTGACCAGAAGTAGTAGCCACAAGAGAAGGTCCAGCGTTATATCCTACACAAGTATTACTTGTATTATTTGTATTACCTGAACTACCTAATGCTCCAACACCTAAACAGGTATTATATGACCCAACATTATAACTTTGCTTTGAACCAAATAAAGTATTTCCACCCGATGTATTTAAATTAGATATAATTCCTGATGGTATAACAATTGTTTCCGTAGCAGTTCCAAGAACTACCTGATTTGACGCCAAAATTGTAGAATTATAACCAACAGCGGTAGAATTATTCCAAGCATTAGCACTATTATCTAGTCCCGTATTTGCTCCAAGAAAAGTATTATTAGAACAAATACCACAATTTGTTCCCGAATTAATACCAATAGCGGTGTTATTATTATAAGAACCTGACGGATTTCCAGTTTGAAGTATAGATAAACTTGAATTTCCAATAGCAGTATTTCCCGCACCTACTTTTAACACAGCAAGACAATTTGTTCCTAAACAAGTATTATTAGCACCAGATGTTAGAGTTGAGAACGACCCCCAACCCATACCAACATTATATGTCCCTGATGATATAGTTGGTGTATTATTTGTAATAACACAATTTGGATTAGTTGTAGTAATAGGAAAGGTTGAATTACAAGAAATTTGATTAGGAACAATAATGGTTTCCGCAGAAGTTCCAAGAACTACTTGATTTGATGATGTTGATGTTGCGTTATATCCTATACAAGTGCTTCCAGTTATTCCAGAATATCCATCTGCTCCAGCACCAATAAAAGTATTAAAACCATTCGAACCAGTCGCCCCTGCTCCATATCCAATACAAACATTATTATTTGATACTGGATTCATATATTGAGAAGAATTTATTCCAATAGAAACATTATTTTGCCCTGTCGTAATTGCTCTTGACGCTTCTTTTCCAATAGCGATATTTCCAATACCAGTAGTTATACTATACGCTGTATTTAATCCTAATATTACATTATTAGAAGCAGAAGTAGCAGATTTGAAATTATTTCCACCTATAACTACATTATATAATCCACCACTATATCCTGATAAATCTTTATTCGTATATAAAAAACTTGCTGGTGAATTATAAAAAGGATTGCCTGTTATTACAGCAGTTCCGTTCAATTGAATATTATTTAAAACTTCTGTTTGTGCTGTTTGTGCGTTAGGATATTGTAAATATAATAAATTTGCTTGTGCTTGTGTTAAACCTTGTGATGTAGTCGTCCAATCACTTGGAATAAAAACATCATAGTTAATTGTTGGATAGAAAGAACTACTCATATTATATTATACTAATAATATATATTAATAATGGCGAAGGTAATAGATTGGTATAAGAAAATCCCTAAAAGATTTTTGTTAGATAGTCATAACCCTCATTACGAACAACATCATATTAAACTTCCTTTTCGTATGCTACTCATAGGCAGTTCTGGAAGTGGCAAGACGTCAACTTTTTTGAGTTTAATTTATAATATGCCTAATACTTTTGAAAATATTTTTATAACAACAAAGAACAAAGACGAACCACTATATAATTATTTGGAAGAAAGATTGAAAGACGATAATTTGAAAATTACGGAAGGTATAGAAAACTTACCTGACCTTGATAAATTAGATAAAACAACTCAAACATTAATAGTAATGGACGATTTAGTGAATGAAAAAAATCAAAAACAAATATGCGATTATTTCATAAGAGTGAGAAAGAAGAATGCGAGTTTAATATATATTAGCCAATCTTATTATGCTGTCCCTAAGATGATTAGGAATAACTTAACTTATCTATTAATTAAACAAGTATCCAGTATGAAGAATTTAGTAATGATAAGTCGTGAATACGATTTAGGTATGGAAAAAAAACAATTGACGGCGATGTATAATGACGCTACAAAAGAAAAACAAGATTTCTTATTAATTGATATTGACGCCCCTAAGAATGAGAAATATAGAAAAGGATTTAATGATTATTATGAAATTGAAGGCGATAGTGAATAGGATTTAGTAGTTTTTTATTATATCTTTATTATATACGGAATGAGTGGAACAGGAAGTCTTATGATACGAAATTTGAGAAAAAAAAGTGATTATGCGAAAGCAGTTATGACACAAGACGATTTATTACGATTAGCAATAGCGAATGATGCGAATATAGCATCCGCAAGAAAAGATATTAAAGACGGAATACCACCAGTAGCATTACCACAAACACAAAAATCCGCAACAGAATTACAACAAGATTTAGGATTACAAGAAAGTAAAGCAATAGATAATTTATTACAACTATTCAAATATACAGAAGTATCTACTATTATTGGAGGAATAACGGCTGACGAAATTTTTGTTCTTAACCAAGCATTCCCTAATATTAAAAAAGATTTGGAAGGTAAATTTGATATTAAACTTATCACTCCTACTTTTTTTATTGAATATTTGAAAAAGTATATTGATGAATTGAATGAGAGCAAAGGTGTATCTACGAATTTATCTAACATAACAAATAAATTTAATCAACTTACTACACATATTTTGGATATTCAAAATTATCTTCCTTCTAATGTATTGTTATTACAATTACATAGAGATTTACAAGGATTAGCATTACCACGCTTACAACTACAACCTATATTGGATAGAATTGATGATTTAGCGAGATATTTACCTGATAAAACAGATTTTTTATTATTACAAGATAAGACTGATGTAGATAGAGACCTTATATTACAAAGATTACAAACAGCGACGCAAGATTTACCAACACAGAATGATATTATGCTTTTACATAATGGTTTAGTTAATCATACTCTTCCAAAAGCAGATGCTTTACAACAAGTAGAGAATTTAGTGAATTCTATGAATGATAGACAAATACAACAATTAGCAGAAATTAAAAAAGAAATTCATTCTTCCAAATCAACAAAACCTGCTGGTAATGCTGGTAATGCTGGTAAAGCACCTCAAACCATTAATCCAACTCCGCAATCTTTTATAGATTTTGAATATATATTAGACGACCCTAATTTATTGCCTATTGGATTTGAGATGTTTGGAACTGGTAGAACGACGAATTCTTCTGGAAAACAAAGTAAAATAAAAAGTTATAATAGAGACCCGCAAGACAACGAATGGTATGAGATGAGTTCTATTTATATTAATCAATTAGTGATACAAATTCCAGAATTTAAAGAATGGAGTAAAAGAAGATTTAGAAAAGCAACACCAGCACAAAAAGATTTAAAAGATTATATTGAAGGCGTAGGGCAACCAGCACCTCCTCAATCACCCCTTTCTACAAGTAGCACTATATCAAGTCTAATGAGCGGAACACCTCGTTCAACTTTATCTACTACACCAAGACAAAGTGGAGTATCAACTTTTTTGAGTTTGTTTAATCCTTCTCGTGCTAATCCTACGACACAAGGAGACGCTACTACTACTACTCACGGGTATGGTATAGGAGATAAGATTTATAGTGGTGCGAGACCTAAAAAAGTTATTAAATTTGGAAAAGGAATTGATATTGAAAAAGAACCATTATATAGAACTTTTGGTAAATTTATCGTAAATATTCCTACATTAAGAGAGCGTGATATATTACAATTAAAATATCCGTCTTTATCAAGAATACCAGAATTTCCTCCTAAACCTGTAAGCGAAGATTTTAGAGATTTTTTCTTAGATACTATTGAGAATGGTAAGGTAAATCATAAAGTGTTTAAAACTTTGGAAGAAGACGAACGAAAATTCTTTGAAAGAATTAGTGAAAAAGCGGGACTATTTAAGGGATTAGGATTAATTAAACAACCTAACAAAGAAGACGAAGAAGAAGTAAATAGATTTAATATATTAAGAGGGGAATATTACGCAGGTAATAATAGTCATCAGTTATTAGACGAACTACGAAAATTAATTATAAAATTTATTCATAATGGAAGAATTGAAAAAAATCAAGGAATACAAATATTGTCTTCACTTATACCATAGACTATGAGAACATTAATCTTGAACCAGAATAGCGTTGTTCCAAATACAAATAATAGTGTTTATCAATATAAGTTTCCAGGCGGTAATGTCACCTTTAAAAAGGGTGATAGATTAGCACTTGCTTCCGTCCAGATGTATTATTCAACATTCAATATATCAAGACTTTTACAAAATAATCAATTTCAATATGTATGGATTGATGGTAGAACAATCACGATTACTTTACCAGATGGATTTTATGCGATTAGTGATATTTCAAATTATTTACAATTCGTTATGTTTCAACAAGGACATTATCTAACAAATTCATCAGGAACAATTTTTTATTTTATTAATCTACAAGTGAATGCTTCTACTTATCAAATTAATATTAACACTTATCCTATTAGTGCTACGCTTTATCCACCATCATCGTATTCTATTGGAGTTCCTACATCAGGTAATATAACAACATCGTCTCCAACGACACCTGTTGGTTGGTCTTTACCTATAACGGCGATTACACCTATGTTTGTTGTATTAAATAATAATTTTCAACAAATTATAGGATATAATGCTGGATATTATCCACAAGGACAATTAGGATATTCTACAACACCTCCAACGACATCATTAGCACAAGCAACTATTACACCTGGAATTAACGGAACTTGTAATATAACAAGTATTGTAGGAACAACCTTAACTTTATCATCAGTTTCAGGTTCAGTTGGAGCAGGAGTTGTTATATCTGGGACGGGTATAAAATCAAATACGATGGTTGTATCAGGTTCAGGAACATCGTGGGTTGTTAGTATATCACAATCTGTGGGGTCAGTTTCAGGGGCAGTCGTATATAGTCAATATGCTTCTCAATCTCCTGCGTATTCAACTATACAGACTTTTGGTTCTTCTACTACACCACAAGTATCTCCATTAAGTTCGTATGTATTAACTTGTTCGTTATTACAGAATAACTACGCAGTCCCTAATAGTTTATTATATTCTTTTAGTCCGTCAGGAAATTTTGGGGCGAATTTTTCCGTAGCACCATATCAATATAGTTTTATTGATATACAACCAGGTCAATATAATTCTTTTAATGTAAGTTTCTTAGACCAAAATCTTAATCCAGTAGCATTACAGGATAGTAATTTGGTAATATTGTTGGTGATTATCTCACAGGACGAAGTGTCAATAAAGTAATTTCTCAATATATGGTATAATGAGAATTCATAGATTAGGACAAACAACAGAAGGAAGTGGAGGAAGAGTATCTATGGGAATGACTAAAAATCACGGAGTAGCAAAAGACCATACAAAATTAGGAGGTTCAGGACTTCACCATAAAATTTATGATGAGGGGAAATTACAGAAAAAAAGTCAAGTTTTAAGGGATTTAAAATTATCTAAACCAACAATTCCTAAAAAATATATTAGTTTAGAACTTTAAAGTTCTAAACCATTACCCCCTTTTAAGGGGGTTGTTTAAATTCTTTGAATTTATTATCGTTGGAACTTTAATCTTTGGGGAAAAATTCTTTTATTAATGTATATTATAACATAATGGCGGATAGTTTGGTCTTTGAAGAAAGTATTAACACAGAAGTAAGTTCTCACGATTTTACGGAAAAGCAGTGGTTGTATGTGAATGACAACAACAACGCTTCATATTCAGGACAAGTTGTTATAGATACTACGGCATTATCTAACTGCGGTTCTTATATTAATTGGAGTGAAAGTTTTTTAGCAATTCCGTTGGTTCTACAAGCAGAAGGAACAGCAATCACGGCGACAAATTCACTTGATTATATGATGGGTTTGAAGAATGGATTTTGGCAGATTATTCACTCTATGGCGGTTGAATTTAATAATGGAAGTATTATCCAACAGACACCCTTTTTGAATGTATTTGCCTCTTTTAAAAATTTGACTTCTTGGTCTCTTGATGATGTTGATATTTACGGAGCAGTGACTGGATTTTATCAAGATACTCCACGAAGTTGGTTGTATAACCCTAATAATACGGCAGCGTCAATTACAAATTTTTTGAATACATCAGGACAAGGCATATGTAATAATCGTAATGCCCCCTTCGTTCAAACATCTTCCTATGGTAATTGGAGTGGAACATTCGTAAATACAAGTGGAGCAACGGCAATCACAGCAATCACAACTCTGTCAGGATATTTACAACTTGGTATGTTGGTAAGCGGTGCTGGTATTTCTGCTGGAACTTTTATTTCAGCAATTGTTTATGATGTGAATGGAAATCCTACCACAGCTACTTTATCAGCAGTCTCTACCGCCAATCTTACAAATCAAATTCCAATTATTGGGATAAGTCCTACATTATCTATTACTACTTCAACGAATGCTACTACGGATACAGATAATTTTAGAAGTATATATAATAATGGTTTTGCGATTCGTCAATCTTGGTTGAATTCAACAGGAAGTGTTGCGATGGTTGCTAATCCTCCAATCACAACTTTGAGTGCCAATCAAACACAACTTTTGGTGAATGCGTCTGCTTCTTACTCACAAATTTTTATGTCATATGTAAGAAAAGGGACTGGTTATAGAGCGATTATTTTTGACGCAGTTGTTAGATTGAAAGATATAGCAGACTTTTTCCAAAAAGTTCCACTATTGAAAGGTTCTACGATGAGATTGTATATTAACACTAATCAAACTTATTTCACTTGCGGTGTAGTTGCTCCACAGATTGCTGGTGTTTATAGCACTACCGCAGGAACCGCTGGTGTTTCTGTTTCACAAACTGCTACTGGATGTCTTGCTCTTACTTCATCACCTATTATTCTTGGGGGTGGAAATACAAATCCCGTTATGGTTGCTTCGATGGATTTAGGACAAGGTTCTGCGAATTTGGTGTCTCCTGTATCAGGAACACCTTCTGCTCCCGTATCAGTTGCTTTTGGTTTATCTATTGTTAAAACACAATTCTCTCAATTTACTAATCAATTTTCTGCTCCTGTCACCTCAGTTCGTCTATATGCTCCTGCTTACACTATGTCCCCTCTTGCGGAACAAAGATATTTGAGTTTAGCATCAACTAAGAAAGTTGTATATAACGATATTTTTTATTACACTTTTCCAAGTATTCAAGCAAATTCAACCTTCTCTTTTTTGGTCTCTAATGGTCTTCCAAATATTCGTTCAGTCCTTTGTGTTCCTAATCTTCCAAAAGCATCACAGGGGACTGCTTCTACCTATGCTTCTACGACTGCTCTTGCTGGAACAACATCCTCTTCTTTACTCTCACCATTCTCTACAACAGGTGGAACTCCAGACCCTATTGCTCTTACCAATATACAAATTCAAATTTCTGGGAAGAACTTATTTATTAACAATTTGCAGTATGATTTCGAGGATTTTTTAGAACAAATAGTTCAGTCAAATTCTTTGAATGGTGGATTGACTACTTCTATGTCATCAGGATTGATTGGTTATGAAGAATGGACTACGACATACAGATATTATTATGGTAATGCTTCTCGTTCTATTCCAAGCGAAGATGGTGTGGCGAAAGCAGTTCAAGTGTCTGGTCTCAACTTGTCAGGAGTTGTTATTGATATGATGGTATTTATTGAATTCCAGCGTGAAATTGTTATTGATGTAAGAACGGGAGCGAGAGTGGGATAAATTATTTTATTATTCTATTATATAATATATATGGGTAAAATCAAGATTAGTAAAGGAGGAAGTGTTTTAAGCGATATAGGGAAAACTCTTACACCTGTGGCGAAAGAACTTCTACCAGTAGCAAAAGATATTGGTGTTGCTCTATTGAAGAAAAAAGCAGGTCTTGGACTGCGTCATATTCCAGTCCATCTTGCGAAACATCACCTAACAAAACTACGAAAAGGTGGTGAAATTAGTATTAGTCCTAAGATGATTAAGGAGGGTGCTTCACACATAGTTCATATGCTTCCAGAAAAAGCACAACAACTAGTAGAAGCGATTAGTTCTTCTACGCCATATAAATACGCTATGTCTCAGGGTGAAAAACTTATGAAGAAGGGAGGTGATGTTGAAATTGTAAAAGAATTAAAAGACGATGCGGAATTGAGCGAAAGTGATGAAGAGCACGAACATAATAGAAGAGGTGGAAAACTTAGTTTGGGTGATATTGGAAGAGCATTAAAACCAGTTGCGAAAGAATTAGCACCAGTAGCGAAAGATATTGCTGTGTCTTTGATAAAGAAAAAGGCAGGTCTTGGAATTAAAAGACACCACGCACATCATCATCACTCTACTCATCACGAAGAAGCACATCATCATCATCATCACGGGATGGGTCTTTATCCTGCTGGTGGAGGTCTTTATCCTACTGGTCTTCACGGAGGTATGATACAATTGGGTAGTCCGTATGTTGGTGTTTATTCTCCTGCTTTTCAACCTTATTTTAATAATCATAATCCTTATAGTCAAACATCACCTATTACTGGGGGTAAAATTAGTGGTAGTGATGTTCTTCACGGAATTTCTACTGGTCTTCAAGCAGCAGCACCACTTCTCCCCCTTATGTTGCTTTGATTTGCGTAAAAATTAGGGAAAAATTTACCTTCTATAAAGTAATATGATAAAACCAGCAAATCTATATTATGTTATGTTGGGTGAGATGAATGAAGATAATTTTGAACCAGATATTATGGAAGTTTATGGAAATCACTTAATTAGAAGTTCTATAAAATCTACTGAGGGAGAACAAAATAAATCTTATTGGATTGAATACGATTGGGTTGATAATGTAAATAAAGTTAAATTTGAATTGAAATCAAGAAATATACGCTCTAACGCTTTTCTTACAAGTATGTTAGGTAATAATAAAATTGTGAATGCTTTAAAAGATAAAGAATATCAATATGTTTATTTGTTTGGTTTCTTAGATGGTTTATTTGCGTGGGATTTGAATGATGAAAATTTAAGGAAGTGTGAAGTTAAAGTTGGAAGTATTGGCATTGGAGGTAATAGTTATAGTTATAGTTATAGTCCTTTTAACAGAACAAAAGAACAATTGTATATACCAATAGAAGATATGGTAAAAATTAGTGATAAGGGAATTGTATTACCACCACCACCTAAAAAAGAATATAAATTTTTAGGAAATCTTTAACTTTAACTTTAACTTCTTATTCTATATCATAGAATGCTTACTAATTATGATATAGATGATATATGTTCCTCTTTAAAACTTCCTTTGGTTGGGGTTTTTAGTAAAGACGAACTACCTAAGAAACATTACATAGGAAGTTATTATATTAATATGGAAAACCACGATGAAGGTATTGGGACACACTGGGTTTTTTGTAGAATTAATGATAATGGAAAAGCACTATATTTTGATAGTTTTGGAGTATATCCTCCTGAAAATATATGTGAATTTTTGACGATGTTTAAACCTTTTATGAGAAGTAATAGACAAATACAAGATATTAAAAGTGAAAGTTGTGGGAAGTTTTGTATTATGTGTGATAATTATATTAATGATGAATTAAAAGCAGGTAATGATATAGAAGACGCTTTTGAAAAATTTTTATCTGTATGGAGTAATGATACATCAAAGAATGATAGAATTTTGAATGAGATGATGAAAAAATTAATATGAAGTTATAGTATGAGAATTCTACATAAAAGACAAGGGGTGGATAATATTATGAAAATTCATAAACATCATAAAGTTATAAGTGGTATAAAACCGCTTATAACCTCCGTAGGAGATAAAGTTGTTGGACGCCAAAAAGTTATTAAAGGAAAAGGTGGTAATGAAAGTTTTACAATTGATTATCCAGAATTAATTATTAATATATCAATTGATATATTGAATGATAGATATATAAATATGCCTGATGATGTTATAACTGATAGAGAAAAAACAAATTTATATAATAATTCAATAGTTTTAGAAAAAGCAGAAATAATAGATTATAATATACGAGAAGAATTTAGAAGAAACCCTGATGCTTTTGGAGAGGGTTTTCAAACGATGCGTCAAATATATACAGATGCTGTATATACTTATTATGAAAGAGTTGATAGAGATTTATTGAAACTCTTTAATGCTATTATTCGTGCGGTTAATACAGAAAGACCTGAAAGACATCGTATAATAGAAATAGTAGGTTTTAACGAAACACCGCCTCCAACACCAAGACCTTAATATATCTTATTGAATTGCGTTCAATCTAAGAATTTGTTATAGTTTATTAAAATATAATGGATAATAAGAATTCTGGCGAACAAAAACCTCGTGATGAGATTATAATTATTGGAAAAGTTGTATGCCCGCCAAAGCGGTCATCAACCTTTGACGAAGTCAAAGATAAAGATAAAAAAGAAAAAAAGGCGAAACATACAGCTATTGGAGTTAAAATTAGACAGCGTTCTACTAAGAACGATGTTATACATACACCTTTATCTGTTGCGAAAAAATTGATTGATATGTGTGAATTGAAAGACGGAGATATGGTTCTTGACCCTTGTTGTGGTATGAATAGAGTGTTTATTGATAATTTTCCTTCTAATGTAAATAAAGATTGGTGTGAGATTGAAAAGGAACAAGATTTTTTTAATTATGATAAACAAGTAGATTGTATTATTGGTAATCCTCCGTATTCTATGTGGGATAAGTGGTTAGAACATACTATGAAACTAACTAACAAATTTGGTTATGTGTTTGGTGTATGGAATTTTACAAGTGCGAGATTGATGAGACTTAATGACGCTGGATTTAAAATTGTTAAATTACATATGGTAGATATTGAATGGTGGTTTGGAAATACATTCTTAGTTGTTTTTGAAAAGACAACAAAGGAACCTATTATGGAAATATCACCAAGAGTATATTGTGATGTTTGTAATAGTAATTGTGGAAGAGGAAAAAAAGGAAATCATTATAATGAATGTTGTAAGAATAAAGAATAATTGATATAAATAAAATATATTATTATAGTATATAAAAGAAATTATGGATATTGAACCTGTTGTTGAACCAGCGAAGAAAAAAAGAGGTCGTCCTCCTTCTGGATTATCACCAGAAGAACTTTTGAAAAAAGATAGAGAAAGTATGGCGAGAAGTCAAATTAAATATAGAGAGAGAAATCCTGAGGTATTTAACAAAGCGTCTAAGAAATATTATGCGAAAAAAAAGGAAGACCCTGAATGGTATGAAAGATACAAAGAAATTTGTAGAAAAAAAACAGCAGAATATTATTTAAGAAAGAAAGAGAGAAATTCTATTTCATTATAGGAAAAAATTTGTTATTTTATTTTATATCAATTAAATAAAAAATTGATTTAAAATAAAAATCTTTATATATAGTAATAATAAGATATGTCTAAATTATCCGCTAATCAATTAACTTCACGAGCAAACAATCAATCCAAACTATATGGGGTAAAATATAATGAATTAAAGAAAAATCCTGTTGCGATTTATCGTAAATTAGGTTTATTTCCCGCTGGTTATGACGATGTTAATGATAATAATAGACAAAGTTATAGAACAAAAACTGCTATTAAAATTGCCCGTGAAAATTTGAATAAAAAATATTTGTATGACACACAAGAAGTGTCTTCTACAATTACTATTCAATACAAAGGGTTTTATCCAAAAGATAAAAGGAAGGTTGTATATAATCGTGAAATTAATAGAAGCGTTATTGGAAGGCGTATTGATATTCAAAATCAAATACAAAATAAAATTAATGTTTTGACTTTGAATTTAGACGAAGAAATTTATCCAGAAGAAGTTGATTCTATTGGTGAAATTAAAACAAGCGAACCTGTTAATATAATTCGTCGTGAAGGTGGAAATTTAATTTATCGTAAGATGAAAGAAGGTCAAACATACGATTTGGGTGTAGATTTTATTACTAAAAATTCAAAGTGGAACACAGACGAAGGAACTTGTGTATATGATTTTATATATTATAAATATTTTGGTAAGAGTGGAATGAAAAAATTATTACCAAAAGATAGAAAAAAAGCATACGATAATTTAAAAGAAATATTTGATGAGATAGAACATAATTCTATTATCGAAGGTGTTTGTATTAAACAAATTGAATTATTTTGTAAAAAATACGATATTGGAATGTTTGCTTTGGATAAGAATGAAAATTGTTTAGTTATTAATAAAAGTAATATGCGGAATTTACCGACACTCGTATTTGTTATAAGTAATAATCACTTTTATCCTATTGAAGATACAAATAAAATTAAAAGTATTTCACATAAGGAACATAATCATAAAGTGTATTACAAAATTAATGATGATTATGAAACAACTATTCGTAAATTTGCGGAAGTTGTATTTCCAACTGGTAATGAACCTACTGGGAATGATTACGCTTCTTATATATTTTCAAAATTAAAAACATTACCTATGGGAAGTAAAAATCTTAGAGTTGAAGATGGTAATATCATTAGTTTTGTTATTGATAATGTATTATATTTAACAAAATCACCTAATGAAGATTTTTATAATTTTATAGTTGATGCAAAAGGTAATTATTCTGGTGAAACGCCATTCTCTATATTAGGAACTTTAACCCCTAAATATTTTGAAAAAATTAAAAGCAAATTATCACCGATGGTTTATGAAACTTTATTTACAAAAGGAGTGAAAGATAGAAACCATTATGGAGCAACTCGTGATTTAGAAGCGTATATGTCATATATATATGAAAATTTTGGTAATTTACAGAATGCGATTAAAGACGGACATATTGTTATAACTGATATTAACAAGTGTTATTCAAATTGTATATATAATCCATTAGATAATTTTATAATTTATGGATTAGAAGATGTATGGGAAGAATATGATGGTGTATTAAAAACTGGATTATATTATGTTGAGACGAATGATTTAACTTTAATGACACAATCTAATATATATTCAAATAAAATTATAGAAAAAGCGATTGAGAATAAAATACTTTTGAAAATCAAAAAACAATTAATTCATAAACAAACTCATATGGAAGAAGAGATTATTGGTAAAGATTATTTTAGAGGATTATTTGATGATATTAAAGAATTATGCGAAGGACACCCTAATGTTGTAAAAATATTGAATAATTTAATTGTTGGTATGCTGGGTAAAACAGAAAGTAAAAATTATAAAGCAAGTGTTGATACGAATGCTGATGATATATGGGAATATTTTATTGAGAAAAATAAAAAAGGTCTTGAATTAGACGATGAAAGTATTTTGATAAGACAACTAAGTAAAGATTTACACTTATACGGATTTATTAATAAAATTAAAAAAATAGAAATCACTTTGCCTATATGGATACAAATTATAGATTGGAGTAATATTGCGTTATACGATATGGGTAAAGCGGTTGGTGGTGATATAATATTTAGACATACTGATTTAATTGTAAGTATTGGTGGTAAAATACCTGAGGATAAAATAAGCAATAAGTGGGGCGATTATAAGGTAGAAGATACTATTACTGAAAAAAAATTATTATCTATGATGCGAACTGATAGAGGAGTAAGTATTCATAAATTCCATAATCAAAAGTGGAAAGATAATACTGAATTTTATTCGTCTAATCAATTTGAAGAAATTATTAAATATGCTACTGAGAATAATGGGTTATTAATAACAGGTAGAGCAGGAACAGGAAAATCGTATGTTGTTAAAGAAGGATTAAAGGGTCGTGAAGATGTTTTGTATATGAGTTTTACGAATAAAGCGAGTAGAAATATTGGAGGTCAAACTATACATAGAACGATGATGTTGAAAAAAGATAATAAATTATCAAAAGATAGTGGTAATAATTTTAAATTCAAAAAATATTGTATAGTTGATGAAATTGGTATGTGTCCGTCATATCTATTAAAACATATATATTCAATCAAAAAACAATATCCTAATATTATCTTTATATGTATGGGCGATGTTAGACAATTGAAACCAGTAGAAGAAGGTCGTATTAAAGATTTTAATGTATTTAGTTCTCCTTTTGTAAAAAGTATTTGTAATAATAATAGAATTGAATTAACTGAAAGACATAGATACGATGAAAAATTAGGTAATTATTTGGACGATGGATATGATAATGGAAATTGGAATGGATTGAAATTTGAAGAACAAAAAGTAGAAGATTTAGTTTTATCTAAAAATATTTGTTATTTCAATAATACTCGTAATAGAATTAATAAGTTATGTAATTCATATTTATCTAAGAATAAAGAAAGCATTCGTATTGGAGATGATGATAAAAATATGATATTATATAACGGATTGAAAGTGATTGCGATTATATCTAACAAAGAATATGAC